TTGGCAGGAAAGATCCATAAGGAAATGATTAAGAAAAATTTTAAGCCAAACAACTGCCAAGGAGACTTAACCAATGTGGCCAAAGGAATAGCTGAAGTAGTTTTACGTGGTCGTTTATTTACCAAAGCTATGTGTAGCCATTGCCAAGGCTTAGGAAAACTTGAGTTGTTTAATGCTAAAGGCTATCCAGAAGGCGCGAAATTCTGTGATAAATGCGGAGGAACGGGCAAACGTCCGTATACATTGCATGAAAAAATAACGATCGCAAAACTTAAAGTTTCAAAGTCTGGCTACTCTGAACGCTATGAACCGTATGAGCTAATTGCAGAGGCATGCATCGAAAATTGGGAAAACAATATCCGTGACAGTATGGCAAGATCATTTCATTTTGAACCGAATGCCGTTGTTTTAGCTTGACACAAACAGAACACTTAAGTATAAGTGTTTCTAAAATGGGCGTTTTATTAATTAGATGCCCTTAAGATAGATTAAAGCTCGCATATGCGGGCTTTTTCTGTTTTTAAACCCCACTCGCTTAGGACGCTTTGCGAGTCAACTTGCCGAACGGATTACGGCTCATGAAACCCCGCTGACATACATGTTATTGGCGGGGTTTTGTTTTTATTTGGTGTGATTATGAATGAAATTGGATTGGTAATTCAGCAACGTCCATATCCACCAGAATGGATATTCTCGTTAGATACCCCGAACTTTGCACCAGCTCCAGAATTGTGGCGGTGGATCAAATCAATCTTTCTTAATCCAGAGCATAAATTGTTCAATCCTGACCATGCGCACTTGGGAGCATTTTACTACCCACAGATCGCCGTGATGTGGGCTAAAGGTGGATATAAGAAACAGGGGCGTTTTGTGGTTGGCACTGCTGAGAAAATAATGATTAATGCCAGCGGTTGGAAAAAAGAACGTCAAGAAGAACAGTTTTCTCATTGGTTTAATTGCATACCTGATTATCTTATCACTATAGATGCGACATACGCGCAGCAAGCCAATGATATAGATTTTTGTGCTTTGATTGAGCATGAGCTATATCACATCGCACACAAAAAGGATCAATGGGGCATTCCCTCATTTAACAGAGAAACAGGAAAGCCAAATCTGACCATTCAAGGCCACGATGTAGAAGAATTTACAGGCGTTGTTCGCCGTTATGGTGCAAATAAGGATGTTCAAGCAATGGTTGATGCAGCAAATAAACGTCCAGAAGTCGCAAAGGCAGATGTCTTTCACGCTTGTGGTACTTGCTATCTAAGGGTGGTTTAAATTTTTTTGCCATTTTACTTGGATGTACTTGGATGGAATGGTGAAAATGGCACGTATTACCAAAAAGGTGAAACTGTTCATCGTTAGGATGCTTGCTGAGTTTGAAACACCGACCCAAACATCCAAAACAGTTAAAGACATTTTTAAGGTCGATGTCACGCCACAACAATGTGAGGCCTACGATCCGACTAAAAGAACGGGGCAAGATTTAAGCCAAGAGTTGCGGGATAAATTCTTTGAATATCGACGGCAGGCTAATGAAGAGCTTGAAGCTATTCCAGTTGCAAATAAACGGTACCGGCTGCAAAAAATTCAAGATCTTATTGATGCTTATCCTGATAATCCAGTGCTCACACCAAAATGGCTTGAGTTGGCAGCAAAAGAAGTAGTTACGAGTAACAACTCAGATCCACAAACTAAGGCTTGTGTTGAGTTAGAGATAAAAAAATTAGAATTAGAAAAACTCAAACGAGAAGTCAATCCACCTGAAACAAGGCCTCCTGAGGAAGATTACAAAATCAGCCTGAATCCTGATGAGGAAATTCCAAATGAGCCAATTCTTTAATCCTCCTGATGGTGCTGTACAACTAACACCGAAACAAGCAAACATATATTTATGGGGATGGCAAAAAGAAGCCCGTTTTCGTGATGCTGTATGTGGTCGCCGATTTGGTAAAACCTTTTTAGCTAAAGCAGAAATGCGCCGTGCTGCAAGATTGGCCGCAAAATGGAATGTATCTGTTGAGGATGAAATTTGGTATGCAGCACCGACATTCAAGCAAGCCAAGCGCGTCTTTTGGAAACGATTAAAGCAAGCAATTCCTCCAGCATGGCGAGCTGGGAAGCCCAATGAGACCGAATGCTCGATCACTTTAAAAAGTGGTCATGTTATTCGTGTTGTAGGTTTAGACAACTATGACGATTTACGAGGTTCGGGCCTTTTTTTTCTCATTATTGATGAATGGGCTGATTGTAAGTGGGCTGCATGGGAAGAAGTGCTTCGCCCTATGCTTTCAACTTGCAAGTACATCGTAAATGGGGTCAAAAGAGTCGGTGGGCATGTTCTTAGGATCGGTACACCTAAGGGATATAACCATTGCTATGACACATGGAATGATGGGCAAGATGGACGAGAGCCTGATCATAAAAGTTGGTCATACACATCACTGCAGGGCGGTAATATTCCAGCCGAGGAAATTGCTGTTGCTCGACGCAAAATGGATCCTAAAACGTTTCGCCAAGAATATGAAGCGAGTTTTGAAAGTTATCAAGGTGTTGTTTATTACTGCTTCAACAGAAAGCTTAATGCATCACATGAAACTGTTGGTGAAAAGGATATTTTGCACATTGGTATGGATTTCAACGTAACGAAAATGTCGGCCGTTGTTTATGTTGATCGCAATCAAACTGAAATGCATGCAGTAGATGAGTTTCATAATCTATTTGATACGCCAGCAATGATTGATGCAATCAAGAAGAAATATAAGGGTTATGAGATTAGGGTCTACCCAGATGCATCTGGTGATAATCGTAAATCTAATAATGCTAGTCAGTCTGATATTTCATTACTTAAGCAGGCAGGGTTTAAGGTGTTTGTAAATCCAACCAATCCAGCAGTTAAGGATAGGGTAAATGCAACCAATGGCATGCTTTGCAATACATTAGGTGAGCGCCGTTTATTTGTGAACACAGCAAACTGCCCTCAGTTCACGACATGCTTAGAGCGTCAAATTTACAATGATCATGGTGAACCTGATAAATCAGGAGGCTATGACCATATGAATGATGCTGGAACATACCCAATCGCGTTTAGATTCCCAATTAAGCGACCAGTCGTTAAAGCTAAACCTTTATCGATACCACAACAATCAGGATGGCAATAATGTCTCAAGATAAAAAAAAGGATGATGATATCCTGGTCGAGATTAAAAAAAATCTCAAATATGCTGAAGAACAGTGGCAAGACAATTATCAGCGCGGCATTGAAGATAAAGAATTTGTAACTGTGAAGGGTGGGCAATGGGAGAAAGGCTCAATTGCAAAGCGTACCGCAGCTGGAAAACCAAGCTTTGAGATTAATTTGCTTCGTGCTTATTGTGGACAACAAATCAATACACAGCGTCAAAACCGTCCACAAGCAAAAGTTGTACCTGTGGACAATGGCGCAGATCCTGAGATTGCCAAATTAATTGAGGGGTTAATCAAAGACACAGAGGAATCATCCGATTTTGAATCTGTTGCAGATGTTGCAGCAGAAAACGCCGTATATTCTGGTATCGGTTTTATTCGCATCGTTACCGATTACGTGAGTGAGGATTCATTCAATCAAGAACCACGCTTCATGATGGTGACAAATCCACAGGCTGTATATATCGATCCGCAAAGTAAAACCTTCGATGGATCTGATATGAATTGGGCAATTGTTGGTGAGTGGATCGATAAAGATGTTGCTGAAAAGCAATATGGTAAAGATTTGTCCGATTTTGACATGGAGAACTACTCAAATTGGTGCAATGACTCAGAAAACTTAGTACGTATTGTTGAATACTTTAAGCGTGAAGAAGTCAGCGATAAGCTTTTACTGCTGGAAGATGGAACCACCGGACTAAAATCTAAATTGCTGTCTGAATTTGGTTTGACTGAGCAAGACTTGGATTTACTGGTTCAAAATGAAAGAGACACAACACGCACAGTCATCAAATGGTACAAGGTGTCGGGTAGTACGGTTTTGGATGAAACGGAGTTTCCTGGTAAATATATTCCGATCATACCAGTTTACGGTGGCGTAACTTTTGTTGAAGAAAAGCGCTACATCTTTTCATTGATTCACTTTGCAAAAGATTCACAGCGTTTGTATAACTTCTGGAAGTCTACTGAAGCGGAAGTATTGCAACAAACACAGAAATACCAGGATAAACCGGTTGCATCCGCTGAGGCTGTAAAAGGCTATGAGGATATGTGGAAGAATCCTGAGAAGTACGCCACATTGTTTTATAACCAAGTGTCTGAACACGGTGAGATTCAACAAGCGCCGTATCGAATGCAGGGGTCTACACCACCAGTAGCGGTTTTGAATGCTGCAGAGAGTTCAAAGCAATCTATTACCGATATTCTCAACATGCATGCACCAATCATGGGTGGAGATACACAGGAAGTCTCAGGTGTGGCAATCGGTATGCGTCAAAGGCAGTCTGAAACTGCACAGTTTCACTTACAGGACAATCTAAACAAGTCGATTCGTCACGGTGTACGAATTTTAATTGGGTTGTATCAGAATCTGTATACAGTACCAATGGTTCGCCGCATCATTGGTGTGGATGGTGAGGCAAAGACAGTGCAGCTCTTTGATAAGATAGCCGAGAATGTTTTGGCTGATGTAACGATTGGTCGGTATGACGTCCGTATGGATACAGGCCCATCATATAACACCCAGCGTGAGCAAAATTTCCAGATGATCATGCAACTGTTGCAAATGAATCCGCAGTTATTTGCCATCATTGGTGATATTTTGCTTCAAAACTCGCCGTTACTGAATGCAAAAGAAATTGCTGAACGTATCAAGAAAACCATGCCGCCTAATTTGTTGGGTGATGGTGATCAAATTAATCCTGAACAGGCGAAGGCGCAAATTCAGCAGATGGATCAGGTGATTCAAAAGATGACTGCTGATGTTGAAAAATTACAAAAGCTTGTGGATGACAAAGATCAAGATCGTCAACTTGAAATGGTTAAAACCCAGCTACAGGTTGAAAAAGATATTAAAGTTGCTCAAATCAATGCAGCTAGTCGCTCAGATGTGCAGGAATTACGAGGCATTATTGAGTTATTAAAGCAACGTATCGATATCACTAACGCGCCGCCTACATGGGTTCAGCAGGGTGAGGGTGTAGATAATTACGCACCAAGCCAAGACATTACGCAAATCCCGCAGTCAGAGCGGAATGATCCACCACCTGACACGATATCACCAGACATGCCAAACCCTCCTAGCGAGGGTTTTTTAATGTCTGAACCAACGGATCAACCAAACTTCGCTCCCGAATCTGATCAATTTGGGGAAAGCGTACAGATCAACAATGATGGCAATCCGCCAAATATGGAGCAGGGCAATGGATCCGAATTCTGAGACTCAAGACAACGTAGAAAACACCGCTACGGAAAATAATGGTGAAGCAGTCAAAGTTGTAGAACCCATTGATGGTGAAGGTCATCAGGAAAGTGGCGAAGGCGCTCAACCACAAGAAGGTGAACAGCCAAACCAAGAAGCTGAAAAGCCTAAAAAAAGTCGTGCACAAGAGCGGATTGAAAAAACAACTCGAGAAAATGCAGACTTAAAACGCCGTTTAGCGGAGTATGAAGCCAAGCAAAATACGCCAAAGGCCAACGATAAACCAAAGATCGAAGAGTTTGAGACTTACGAGGAGTTTCAGGAAAAACTTGGAGAATGGCAGGTCGAAGAGGCTATGCGCCGTTTGGAGGAAAAACAAGGCAAAAAACAGGCTGAACAAACGCAAAGTCAAAAACAAGCTGAGTTTCAGGGAGCTATTGATAGCTTCGCTGAAACAGCATCTGATTTTGATGAAGTGGTCACTGCTGGAATTAATCGCGGACTTCCAATGCCAATTACGCTTGATGAAGTTGCAGCCGAATTTGGGTATGACGCAAATATTCAGGTTCGATTGTTGTATGAGCTGGCTAAAGATGAAGAATTTCATGAATTGGTTTCTGGATCTTCAAAACTTAAAGCTGCTCGCCTATTAAGTGAACGTGCTGATTCTTTTGCTAAGAAAGAAACTCCAAAAATCCCCAATGCTCCAAAACCAATTAATCCAACCAAAGGAAATGCTCCACTTAAACGTGATCCTGAAAGCATGTCCGATAAAGAATTTTTAAAATCCAGAGGATTGTAATTTATGCCAAATAAAGTATTGACGCATTCAATGATTGCGCGTGAAGCAGCTGCAATGCTGTTAGAAAAGTCTGTATTTATTCGCTCAGTCAGTCGTGACCGTGAACAAGATGTTCGCAAGGAAGTGGATGGATATAAAAAGGGTGGCAAGGTAACAATTCGTGTACCACCTGTACCAGTCGTGACGGATGGTAATGTCATCAATCAGGATGACCAGAACATTAACGCTCAAGAGCAAGAAGTTGTGCTTAAGGTGGATACGCATAAACACGTTGCTCTACAATTTGGCGTTTATGAGCGCGAGCTTGAATTGTCTGATTATAAAGAGCGTTTTTTAAAACCAGCTGTCAATTCATTGGCTTCTGTGGTGGATGCAGATATTCTTAAAAAAGCCATCATTACTGTGAATAATTTCACCTTATATGGAGCAAACGAAAAACATCCACTGGCGCCGTTTGGTCGTATTCGTTCTGCAATGAACCGTGCACTTTCGCCCGATTCTGATCGTAAAGTAATCACATCTAGTGATTTGCAGAATGACATTGTTGATAATAGTGGTACGTTGTTTAACCCTAATACTGAAATTGCTAAGCAGTACAAAGAGGGTTATGTTGGTCGGGCGCGTGGCTTTGATTTCTTTGAATCTGAGCATATTTGGTCGCTAACCAATGCCAAGACATCTGGTATTACCACTAATGCAGCAGCTCAGACTGGTGGAACTTTAGCGGTTAAAGGTTTAGCAAATGGTGATGTGATTGAAGCTGGTCAGGTTTTTGAGATTCCTGGTGTCTACATGATTCATCCGCTTACGCGCCAAAAAACAGCACATTTAATGCAATTTACAGTGCTTGAAAAGGTAATTGCTGGTGGTGCAACTGCAACACTTAAGATTTATCCTGAAATTATCCCAAACTTGGATGCGAATGGTAAGCGCGTTGCTAATGCAACAGTCGATAAAACAGCGGCTGATTCAGCTGTATTAGTGTTTGTTGGCAATGAAGGTGATTTGATCGAACAAGCTTTAGCTTTTGATCCACATGCATTTGCTGCTGCATTTGTACCTATTGGCGTGATTCCAAATGCTGAAGGTTACATGTTTAAATCTGATTCTTTTGCATTGACTGTTCAGACTGGTGGTGATATTCAAACACTAACCACTGATACTCGTCTCGATGTGCTCTATGGATTCACCACAGTGCGTGGCAATCATGCAGGCCGCGTCGGAATGAAGCGTTAATTAAGAAACCCATGACAACACATGCCCCTTAATTGGGGTGTTGTCATTTCTGGAGTAATGAAAAGTGGATTATCCAAAAATGCTCTATAAGGGCAACACAAAGCATTATCAGCACATCTTGGCAGATGATCAGGACCACGAGTCTGATTTAAAAGATCAGGGTTATGTTGATTTTGCTGATTTGGAAAAGTGGACGGGCCTTGCTTCTGAAGTAGTTGGCTCAGCAAGTAAAGGTGAACTACCAGTTGATCCAAAGCTTGATGAATTAAGCAAAAAGGTTGTTGATTTAGAACTTCAACTCAACGTCGCTCAAACTGAACGTGATGAGAATATCGCAGAAGTTGAACGGCTAAATGCAATCATTGAGCGCGGTTCCAAGGAAAACATTGAACTTCGTAAGCGTATTGAAGAACAGGCTTCTGTCGCTCAAACTGAACGTGATGAGAATATCGTAGAAGTTGAACGGCTAAATGTAATCATTGAGCGCGGTTCTAAGGAAAATATTGAGCTTCGTAAGCAGCTTGATGAATTTACATCTCAAGTTGGGCAAGCTGTTGATGCAAAACCTAAAAACCCCAAACCAAAGGTAGAGCAATAATGGAAAATCAACATCGCAAAATTACTGGTTATCGCGACCTTAGTGCAGAAGAAGTTGCACTAATGAATGAAATTAAAGAGCTTGGCCCTCAAATCGAAGCAACGATTATTAAGGTTCAGCAGCATGTGAACAAACAGCGCATGAAAGCGCTATATGGACAAGAAGATTTCAAACCTTTACCGAAGACAGCGGTGGATCCTTTAGACCCTGAAACATTAAAACGCTTGGAAGATGCTACCCCAGAGCGTTTTGCGGCAATGGCTAAAACCGAATTCCAAACAGGTCTTATGTACTTAGTCCGAGCTGTTGCACAACCAACATCCTTTTAAGGAACAACTATGAAAATCAGCAAGATCATTGAAGGCGCATTAAAACAACTCGGTGTATTAGCAGCAGGTGAAAATGCACGTGCAGATGAGCTTGCTGACGCCGTTGATTGTTTACACCAATTATTATCACAGTGGGCCACCGATAAGTTTTATGTGTACAAATCCAATATTTTGATTTTAAAACTTAATGGATCTGGCACATACCGTATCGCGCCTAAAAGTCACAGTGAAAACTTTTGCTGTGACTACGAAATTTCAGATTGTGTAGCATGTAATTCAGCCGAATTTAATAGCGAGGAATGCACATGCGGATTGCACCAACCCCCGCTTAAAATCGATTTCAAAGCGGACATTCAGTCTATATCAACGGTAGCTTGGCTAGATGGCTGTCAGATTGATCTGATTCGGGATAAAAATGACACTCGATTGCGACCAGTGTACGCTCCAGTGATTTATCGGCAAGATGTGTGCGATTGGGTTTTTGAAGTGTGTGATCGTGGTGCAAAAGAGCTAAAGATCAAAGTTTTCACCTTTCCTGAAGCTTTTGATTGCTCTGATGAGTTATTGCTTCCTAAGCACTATGAACGTGCTTTACGTTTAAGTTTGGCGCTGGAAATAGCTCCGATGTTTGGCACATCTGCAAGCCCTGAATTAATCAAAAATTTAGACAATGCCATGCGGTTGTTAAATAAAAGCAATGTCACTCCGATTTATGCAAATGATTCGAATAATGAAATTGGTATAGGTGTAGGAGCTTGTTATGGGTGGCGTCATTGATATTCCGATCGTTGGCCAGTCATATCACTTGAAAGACTGGTCAATTGATTGCCAGCGTACAGTGAATTTGTATCCTCAGATTGTTGAAAGTGGTAATACGCCACAAGTTTCAGCTTTACTTTGCACACCCGGACTATTCAAGCGTTTTGAACTTAATGGCAAGATCAGAGGACTTTATACATGTGCAAATAAGTTATTTGTGGTTGCTGGCTCAAAGTTGTATCAAATCGATAAGAATGATACGGTTTCCGAAATTGGTGAAATAACAGGTAGTGACTTTGTTAGTTGTGCAGATAATTCTTTGCAACTGATGATCGCTGGTGATTCACTTTATTCCTATTCGCTGGAAAAGGGCACTTTAACCAAAATTAAGGGTGAAGAATATTTTGGTGCAAGTGATATCACTTATCTGGATTCACGCTTTATCTGGACAGTACCAAACAGTGGTCGTGTGCAATGGTCGCAACTATTGAGTCAGAAAACTGATGCTTTGAGCTATGCGACTGCTGAGGCGAAATCAGACAACATTGTGCGTACTGTGGCCAATAATGGTCAGCTTTGGCTAATAGGCGAAAAAACCACTGAGATATGGAACAGTACTGGTTCACCAGATTTGCCCTTTCAACGAATGTCTGGCGCCTACATTCCAACTGGTTGTGTGGCTAAAAACTCGGTATGTCAATTCGGTGGTGCATTAATCTGGCTTAGTCAAACCGATCATGGTCAAGCACAGATTGTGATGACTCAAGGCTATCAAACGTCACGTATCTCGAATCACGCTATTGAAACTGAGATTGCAAATTACACCAAGATTGAAGATGCGTATTCATTTGCCTATCAGCAAGATGGACATGCTTTTTTATTGATGACATTCCCAACAGCTAAAAAGACTTGGTGTTATGACGCGATTACGCAAATGTGGCATGAACGCAGTTGGTATAACAATGAAACTTTTACTGGAGAGCATCACCGGGCAAACACTCATTGCTTCTTTAATGGTGAGCATCTAGTCGGTGATCGAGAGAGCGGTTTGATTTATCGTTTATGCGGAAATACCAAAACCGACAATGGCGTGATGATTCTACGCGAGCGAACAACACCTGTCATTAATCCACATAGTCAGCGACTTATTTTTGATGAGTTGGAATTAAAATTACAGGTTGGCCAAGATCAAAATACAAAACCATTGGTTATGCTGGATTGGTCCAATGATGGTGGAAGAACATGGTCCACGACATTTGAGCAGGATCTAGGAGCAATCGGTGGATATGATAAGCGTGTTATTTTTCGCCGTCTCGGACAGTCGTTCAATCGAGTTTTTCGGCTGAGGATGTCGGATGCTGCAAATCTGGTGATTTTGGGTGCCAAAGCGAGGATCCGATAATGATTGTGCCTGACTCAACTCAAGTGCCGCTATATGAGCCAATTTACTCAAATGGCGTGATATCCCAGGTATGGGTAATGTTCTTTCAAAAGTTGGCAAAACTGGCAAATAACACGGATGCCAACGGTGACATACTGGAGCTTATTCAGCTTGCCAATCAACTTCCGACTAATGCTCATTTAGCACAACAAGGCTTTGATATAGCTGAAATGCAAAACGTGTTTACAACCGTTCCCATACATCAAAGCCATATTGAAGAAATGCCGCCAGTTTTGGCGGTTTTTTTATGTGACCAAGAAATCATGCCTTTATGTGCAATACCAATGAGTGTTGAGCCTGTTTTACCCGTGGTCACACTTCCATCCAGTGAGATTATTCATGATTAAGTATAAAAACCCATTCAAGCCACAGACTTTAATCGCTGGCAATGTGTTGGCTTATCAGGTGCCAGAAAGCACAGTATCACAAGTACGAGCATGTACCTTTCATAATAAATCTGAGGCCAACGTGGTGATTGAGATCTATCTAGTACCCGCCAATGTTGAGGCTGTAGATTTGGCTCAGCGCTTAGTACGAAAAACCTTAAGTCAAAACGAGTCTTATCTTTGTCCTGAAGTCATCAATCATGCGCTTGAAGCAGGGTGCAAGGTTTATTTCACTGGTACTGGTGTTAATGCAATGTTGTCAGTAATGGAGCAGGCGGTATGATGAATTTTCAACTTTTACCTGGTATAGATCCAACCAAGCTTCTAATGCAGATTAAGCAAAATCCTGATCTATGGAAAGAAGACACGTTTTTACGTGATTACCCGCAGGGGCCGTTTGGTGAAATTGAATCAATCATGCTTCGTTTTCCCGAAAAACGCGTGTTTGAGCAAGAGGAAGAGCTTGAAAAATACAAGCGTGGAGAATCTTTTTTTGACCAGCACGAAAGCATTGATTATCCAGCATATCAGGTTTTAACAGAAGCTCGGCCATTGGTTATGGCACTTATGGGATATGTACAAGGTGAGCGCCTTGGGCGAGTCATGATCAATAAAATTGTGCCAGGTGGCAAAATATATCCTCATGCTGATACACCTGAACATACTGATTATTACACACGATTCCATATCGTTTTACAGTCGGGTGCGGGTTGTTATATTCGTGCTGGAGATGAGCAGCTTGAAATGCGTGGTGGTGAAGTGTTTTGGTTTAATAACAAGCTCGAACACGAAGTGGTAAACAACTCAAATACAGAGCGACTTTCAATGGTGATTGATATCAAGGTGAAAGCATGATTACCACGCATACTGAAAGCTTTGAGCAGAATCTTGGTAATTTAAAGCCATTACTGCCAATTCATTATCAAGAGTTGGCGCTCAACCAAGATAAGGTGCCACTTTCTCCGCAATTTGATAAATATGTTGATGCTGAACGCCGTGGTGAATTGATTTTTATCACGTTGCGTAAGTCAGGTGAAATGGTCGGTTATTTTATTGGCTTTATTGCGCCAGGGCTACATTACTCAACATGCCTAACTTGTCAAATGGATATTTTTTATGTACTGCCTGAGCACCGAGGAAGTGGGGCAGGATTTCAATTATTTAAATATGTCGAACAACAGTTAAAACAGCGCAAGGTACAGCGCATGTTTGTTGGGTCGAAGCTACATAAAGATGCTTCATGGTTGTTTGAAAAATTGGGTTATATGCCAGTCGAAACCTATTACTCGGCTTGGTTGGGAGATTAAGATGGTAGCAGCAGCAATGGTCGGTGCGGCAGCAATTGGTGCTGCTGGAACCGCATATTCAAGTAGCCAATCAAAGAAGGCTGCAAAACAGCAGTCACAAGCAGCTTCGGATGCTGCTGGAATGCAACTTGAGCAATATAATCAAACACGTGATGATTTGATGCCATATACCGAGGCTGGTAAGTACGGCTTAGATCAATTGTTGGCTGGATATAAAGATGGCTCTCTTACAAAGCCATTCAGCCTTACAGACTACCAGCAAGATCCGGGTTATCAGTTCCGCCTACAGAATGGAATGAATGGCATTCAAAGTTCAGCTGCTGCTGGTGGGGGGTTGTTAAGTGGTGCAACGCTCAAGGCATTGAATGCTTATAACAGTGATATGGCATCGCAAGAATACAATAATGCATACACCCGTTTTAATAATGATCAGCAAAACCGTTATGCCCGTTTAAAAGATCTGGCAAATATGGGGCAAAACTCGGCTGTACAAACTGGAACCATGGGGCAAAGCGCTGTAGGTGCTGCGGGTGCCAATTTAACCAGTGGGGCAAATGCAGCAGCAGCTGGAACGGTGGCAAGTGCAAACAATTGGAATAATTACGCGAATCAACTTGGCTCTATGGCCACCATGTACGCAATGAACAAAAATAGTGGAGTAATTTAACCATGGCTATTGATCCTAGTATCCCTTTACAGACTCAAAGCTTTGATATGCTTGGCATGTTAGGGCGTGGGTCACAATTGGCACAGTTCTATGCACAACAAAAAACCGATGGTGAGCTCAATCGCATTTATAAAGAGTCTGAGGGAAATTTAAGCAAGATGCTTGATTTGGGTAAACAATCCAAGCTTTCGCGTTTCGTTGTGCCTCAGATTCAGTCACAAATCGCAGCTCAGAACAAGCTTTATACTGATCAACTTAAATCCGAAGCCGATATTGCTAAAACTTCAAGTGAGGCATTTAAGAACAATCAGCAAGGTCAAGGTTATGGCGTTGATAATGCACAAAAGAAATTAGGTGCAATTAATCAGGCGATTACCTCAGGGGCAATGACAGGTGATAAATCTCAAATTTTGTTGGGTTTGGATGGTTTGCGCCGTGTAGGTATGTTAAGCGATGCTGATTATTCAAACTACTTTGATAAATTGAGAGCAATGAATAGTCCTGATGAAATCAAACAATGGGCAACAGGATTAGCATTGGCAGGCTCTAAGGATCCAGCATCATACTTAATGCAAACAGCGAACAATGTTGCTGATAACCAAACATCAACTAGCAATAATATTCGCTCAACCAATGCTTCAATTTACTCAACTGATGTTGGTGCACAAACTGCTGATAAGAACCGATCACAGCAAGAGTCGCAGTTTCAACAAAATTACACACTCAATCAACAAAAACAGTTTTTTGAGCAAAACAAACCAATTGGATTTGAAACTGGTAATGATGGCTATCGTTATGCAATTTATCCGAATGGTAAGGGTGTTCGTGTGTTGGGTGAGGACGGCCAGCCAATTAAGATGCAGGCTGCAAATAATTCAGCACAAACGGCTCAAAAGGAAGAAACTCAACGCTTACAACGAGTAGATACCATTCTTCCTGAGATTGAAAAAATTCTACCTAAGGCGACAAATAGTTATTTAGGTACTGGACTGGACGTGCTGGGTAATGCTGTAGGTGTTTCAACGCAAGGGGCACAGGCAACAGCACAGCTTAAAACACTTTCGGGTCAGTTGGTTTCTTTAATGCCCAAAATGTCTGGCCCGCAGTCAGATAAAGATGTTGCCATGTATAAAGAGATGGCTGGTAATTTGTCTGATCCAACGGTCCCAGTACAAACCCGATTAGCCGCACTACAAACCATTCGAGAATTAAACGAAAAGTATAAATCACAGAATCAGGCGAATAATCAAAATAGCCAGGTTCCATCGGTGAATTCTTACTCGTTTATGCCTTAAATTCTTGTTATATTCCTCTTAAATTATTAAGGGGAATATCATGAAATCAATAACATTCATACTTCTAACCATTGTATTATCAGGTTGCTCAAAACCAAACAGCAAACCAACTTTCGGTGAAACAGGTCTGCCTAAAAATTGCAGAGCAATTATTCAAACTAATATTAATGAGTATAGAAAAATAAGATCAAGTGGCGAAAACTATGAAATTCAAATGGCTGATATTGATGGGGTTTTAGATTCAATTGAAAGAAATTGCGGGGAAAATGGATATTCCTGGGATTACAAGTAAAAACCAATACCACGATAAACAAAAACCACCTTCGTGAACTGACCCCATAAAGTTGGACAGTTTTTCAGGCGGTTAAACAGGATTGAGTTCTGTATTCAACTGGACTCAATCCACCCAATTTCATCTTAATTCGTTCGTTATTGTAGTAATAAATATATTCATCAATACTACATTTTAACTGGTCAATATTGTCAAACTGCTGCAAATAAAATAGTTCAGATTTTAATAATCCGAAGAAGTTTTCTATTACAGCATTATCTAAGCAATTGCCTTTGCGCGACATGCTTTGTTCTATGCCAGTTTGTTTAAGTCTGTTTTGATAGCTCCTCATTTGATATTGCCAACCTTGATCAGAATGCAGTATCGGTGAGTCTTTTGAACCCAATCTCATACAAGCCATATCAACCATTTTTGCTATCATTTTCTGGTTAGGTATTTCAGTGGATTGCCATGCAATCACTTCACCATTAAACAAATCCAATATCGGGGAAAGATATAACTTTTTGCCATGAACATTAAATTCAGTAACATCCGTGACCCATTTTTGATTGGGTTTGGTAGCGTTAAATTTTCTATCAAGCAAGTTGGGCGCTGTTTTCCCATAAGCACCTTTATATGATTGATATTTCTTGCATCTAATTAATGCTGTTAGCTTCAATTGCCGCATTAATCGTTGTACGGTTTTGTGGTTAATAGCGTAACCATAACGCTTTAACTGGCAGGTAATTCTACGATAGCCATAACGTCCTTTATGGTGTTGGTAGATCATCTGAATATGTTGTTTTATTTGCTCGTATTTATCGGGCCTTTGTAACGCCTTGCTCCAGTAATAAAAAGTGCTGCGAGCTAATTTCATGATGCTCAGCAGACTATCTAGACGATATTGTTGCCTTAATTCAACGATGATTAGCGTTTTTTGCTGTTGGGTGACTGTTGCTGAATCAAGGCATGCAACTTTTTTAAACAGGCATTCTCAGCACGTAAATAATCTAACTCACGTTGCATTTCTTCAGGACTGAGAGTTGAGGAGCTTTTATTAGTAGGTAGTGACTTTGTTATTGTTAGCTTCATTGCAAATGGTCTCCCTCTTTTTTTGGGTATTAGGGCTTGCAAACCACCTTCATCATAACATCGCTCCCATAAACTGACAGAAGATACAGCATGGATATTAAAATGCGCAGCAGTTTCACGCATAGATAAACCATGTTCGCGCATATATAAAATCACAGATTCTTTAAATTCTGGCGTGAAATTTACTTGTGGTGATTCTAATCCTGAAACACCGTACTTTTTATATGCAGCAACCCAAACGCGAACAGCAGAATGGTTTGTCCCAAACCTTTTGGCTGTAGCTTTTTGTCCTCCCTGTCCAGATAGAAAATATTCTACGACAGAGAGTTTAAATTCTAACGTATACCGTCCCATGTGAATGCACCTCATCAGTTGGAGTTTTATGTCCAATTTTTGGGGTGCAGTTCA